GGCAGGGTGCCATCAATCGTTGGAATGAGGCAAAGAAAAATGCGGCTCTTTAACGCCGGCATCTATACTTCGAACTTTGACAAGTTGGGCACTGTTTATGCCCGCTTGTCAGAGAGCGAAAAAGGCATGCGCGACGGGGTGGTAAACTTCCTGGAGTCGTTTCACTACATCAAATCGCAACGCTACGTTGACAAGATCAAGCGCGACGGGGTTAAGGTGTTCCTTGACTCCGGTGCCTTTTCTGCGTTCTCGTTGGGCGAGGTGATCGACCTGGGGAAGTATTGCGACTACATCCACGCAAACGCAGACATCATCGAATTCCCCTCAGTACTTGACGCCATCGGGGATTACAAGGGCACGTATTGGAATCAAGTCGAAATGGAGCGTCGTGGCGTGCGGCCCCTTCCCTGCTTTCACTACGGCGAGCCAACGGAAGTGCTCGAGCATTATATCGCCAATTATGAATATATCACAATAGGCGGCATGGTTCCCATCTCGACACCTCAGCTTAAGATTTGGTTGGATCGCATTTGGGCTGATTATTTGACGCACCCGGATGGCACCCCAAAAGTCAAGGTGCACGGATTCGGTCTCACGTCGTTGCCCCTCATGTTCCGTTATCCTTGGTACTCGGTGGACTCCTCTACGTGGGTGCAATGGGCGGCAAACGGCATGATCCTGATACCAGGCAAGGCGGGCCAGGTTGACGTGTCGAACAAGTCGAGCCGTCGCAAGCAGCGCAACCAACACCTTGACAGCTTGCCCGAGGTCATGACACAAGCGATTGAAGGCGAGATCCGCGCTTTCGGGGGTGACCCGGACAGGTTGCGCGATCTATACTTCTCGCGTTGGGCCTGGAACGCTTGGGCCTTTCCTGAGTACGCCAAAGCCAAGGATTGGGAAGGCGACAAATTCACCACAGTCGAGCAGAGGCTCTTTTGATGCGCGAGATCCGTCTAATTAAACAAATCCATCCCGTAACGGCAACGCCGTGGGGTCTTCACGTCTCGGAAGGCGACCGGTTCGAAATGTTACCCGGGGAATACGTGACCGAGAAGGATGCTCAGACCGCCCGGGCAGACACGCGGCTCCGGAAGGCCGCTGAACAGATGTCCAAAAATCAAACCTATGGGAAATTTCGAGATGCCTACCGATAAACCATTCCTCTTCGCTTGCGCCTTCATGCTATTCCTGATCCTCGTACTCTTCTTTGGTCCTCATGCTTGACATGTCGAACCTCAGAGCGCATTGCGAGCATGAGGTCGCTATGGAAATCGCAAGACTTAAAGCGCAGGCGGGACTTGATTGGGGCAGGGCGACGGAATTCGCTTTGCCAGAGGCCGTCGAGAAAATCAACGCCATGACCAACATCGAGCTTCTTGAGTTGATCGGAAGGGTTTGGTCCAAAAATGCTTGACGCCCTGCGGTTCGTCGCGGCAGCGGTCGCGAAAAAAGATTTTGTCCAAGACCTCACGCACTTCAAGATCAAGAATGGGCGGATCACCGGCTTCAATGGCGATCTCGCCTTGTCGAGCAGCATTGACGTTGACTTGGACATCCAGCCCAACGCCTCCAAGCTGTTGTCGGCGATCAAGGCGTGTAAGGAAACAATCTCGCTCCATATGACGCCAGCGAATAAACTGGTTGTGAAATCTGGCAAGTTCAAATCTTTCGTTGATTGCCTTGCCGATGAAAGCGCTATGTTTGTTGAACCGACCGGCAAGGAAGTCGACCTCGGCGAAGGCTTCATCCCCGGGATCAAAGCGCTCGCACCTGTGATGGGTATCGATGCCTCCCGCCCGTGGGCTATGGGCATCAAGCTCAAAGGGCAATCCATGTTTGCGACTAACAACGTGATGCTGACCGAATATTGGCACGGGACAGAGATCCCGTTTGACGTTGTCCTTCCTGATATCGCCGTCAACGAACTGATCCGAGTGGGACAGACCCCAACAAAGGTCTGGATGACGGATCACAACATCACGTTTTGGTTCGGCGAAGATCGATGGCTTTGGTCAAAGCTGCTTGAGGGTGGCGCCTGGCCGACCGACAAAATGGGGCAAATCCTTGCGAAGTCGGATGGCGCACAATTGCCGTTCCCGGAAGGGTTCTTCGAAGCCGTCGAAACGTTGAAGCCGTTTCTCGGCGAATCCGGCTCGCTCTACGTGACGGCCGAAGCGCTTGCAACAAGCAAGAATGACGGCGAAGGCACAAGTATCGAAGTGTCGCTCCCTGTGGTCGAAGGGATGCAGGCGTACCACCAGAAACAATTGTCGCTGCTGAGCCAGGTCGCCAAGACGATTGACTGGACAGCATACCCCGCCCCTTGTATGTTTACGGGCGAGCGACTTCGCGGAGCAATCGTCGGGCAGAGAGTATAGATGTCACGTTGGGACACCACAGGGATCTTTTGGGACGACTACGTTGCCCCTCGAGTTGTCAAGGAAAAGATCAAGCGCACGCCGCCCGATCCTATTTGGCTCAGCCCCGATTACCTGCCGGGTCTTGAAGAGGCGCGAGCTTATCGGTTCAACGAAATGGAGCCCGGGGCGATCATTGCCGCGGCCGCTGCAAAAGAGCGGCTGGTGTGGGATATTGAAATTTATCCTAACTATTGCCTCTTCGGCTTTCGTTGCATCTCGAGTGATGCAACCATCGTTTTTGAACTGCGAGAGGGCGAACGGCTTGAGGGGCTCGCCCATCAAAAATTTGAATGGATCTTACGCAGCTTCACCTTGATCGGGTTCAATGACACGTACTTTGATACGCCGATTGCCGTGGCGATCCTGGCCGGGCACACCCCGTTGAAATTGTCCCAGCACGCGCACACCCTGATCCATGGGGGCGACTACGGCAACGGGGTGACCCCGCGTGAATTCTACAAGATGGAAAAGCTGTCGCCGTTACGCCTGGACAATATCGACCTTATCGAATTGACCCCGCTCGGCCCATCGCTCAAAATTTGCGCCGGCCGCATCCATGCGCCCCGAATGGCCGACCTGCCGTTCCCTGCCGGCACGAGGTTGACCGAGGACCAAATCACTATCCTGAAATGGTATTGGTCGAACGACCTGGACAACACAAAGGGGCTTTACTTCAAGCACAAAACGGCGATTGAGCTCCGCGAAATCCTGACCGCTGAATACGGCGTTGACGTTCGATCCAAATCAGACCCGCAAATCGCCGAGGAGGTCATTTCGGCGGAGATCAAACGCATAACGAAACAACGCTACGTGGCACGCGCAAAGATCGAGCCCGGGCGCAAATTCAAATATGCGCCGCCTGCTTATCTGACCTATCGTTCGCCAACGATGCAATGGGTGCTTGACTTTATTCGTACCCAGGAGTTCACAATTGACCCCTATGGCTCGCCTACCGAATCCGAGGAACTTTCCAAGTTGAGTTTCAACATCGGCAACAGCAGCTACAAAATGGGGATCGGCGGCCTCCATTCGCAAGAAAAACGAATGATCCATATCGCCGGCAACGATTTTGAGATCTCGGATAACGACGTGACATCCTACTATCCGTCACTCATCATCCAGCAGGGTATGTACCCGCCCAACGTCGGCGAGGTGTTTCTCCACGTCTTCAAGAAGATTTACGACCGTCGTATTGCCGCGAAGAAGTCAGGCGACAAGGCAACAGCGGAGACGCTCAAGATCGTGCTTAACGGCACGTTCGGCAAGACGGGTGAGCGAGGTGGGCGATCCGTCGTTTATTATCCTGAGATGATGATCCAGGTGACACTTACGGGGCAGCTGTCCCTGCTTATGCTCATTGAAGCGCTTGAGCTGGTCGGGATCGAAGTCATCAGCGCGAACACTGACGGCGTGACAGTCAAGTGCCCCAAGCACATGCTTGGGGCAAAAAACGCCATCATGGAGTGGTGGCAGGAGGCAACGGGCCTCGGTCTGGAATCGAAGAACTACAAGGCTGTTTATTCGCGAGACGTCAACAACTACATTGCTCTGCTCGAGACGCCCGACGAAAAAGAAACGGATGGCTTCCGTTACGCCAAGGCGATTGGCGTCTATCGTAAGGTACTCGACGTCTACCCGATGAAATGGAATCCGACCTGCGACGTTTGTGCGGAAGCCGTAATTTCGTTCCTCGGTGCTGGCACCCCTGTGGACGAGACGATCCGAGGCTGCACAGACTTTCGCAAGTTCCTGGAGGTTCGACGTGTCACGGGCGGTGCATTCAAGGACGGAGAATACCTCGGCAAGGCAATCAGGTGGTACTATTCGACTGAGGCAGGTGGCCCGATTATCAACGCGAAAAACGGCAATTTCGTCCCACGCTCGCAAGGTGCGCGTCCGTGCATGGTCATGCCGGCCGCGATCCCGGACGACCTGGATTATGATTTTTACATTGAGCGGGCGCTTTCAATGTTGACCGATTTCGAGCCCGTCGAAAAGAAAAAAGCGGCGTGAGAGATTTTTCCAGTTGCTTCGTCCTCTAGATGGTGTATGTTCTTTGTATCGGAACACGAAACAAAGGAACCCCTCCAATGACCAACATTGATCTTCTCACCGAATTGAACGCCTTCCGCACAGCAGAAGGCAAAGCCGCTTTCGCCGACTGGCGTCCGGCCCGTCACATGCCGATGCTCGAAACGTATCGGGCGGCAAAGCCTGCTGACAACTTTGAAGCAACCACAGAGGAACTCGCCGCTCAGCAGGTTCGCCCCGTTGACGAATTCGTCCAGGTCGTTGAATCCATCACGGCAAACGCGGACGCAGTCATCGAAAAGTTGGTCGAAGAGAACAAGAAGGCAAACGAGAAGATCGTCGCCCGCAAGGAAGACAAGCCGGCGAAGGTCGTCACAGAAAAGGCGCCCAAGGGCAAGTCCTACAAGGAAGCGGCCCGCTACGACAAGTCGGCAATCGAGTCCCCGGTCAAGTTCGTCCATTCATTCCTGGACAACAACCCGGGCATGTCTCGCAAGGACGCGGTCATCGCTTTGACCGAGCAGCACGGCGTCAACTATTCTACGGCGCGCACTCAGTACCAGCGCTGGTTTACGGCCCGCAAGGCCGCAAAAATCAATGATTGAGCGCAATTCGCCTGCCTATCGCTAGGCGGGCGACCTTTACACCCTCGCCCCTGACGACAGGGGCGAACGTATACGAAGAAACAGGGCAAGGCCCAAGGCACAGTGCAGGTCAACGAAAATGGTAAAGAAAAAACAAGGTCACGCTTGGCGAGACAGCGGTTCAGGTTTTGCACCGATTCCAGGAGAGCAGCGTAAACTTAGCAACGCCTTTCCGCAATACCAACCCGTTATACGCAAGAACAAGCTTTTCGTTTACGTCGCCGGGCGTTTAGACCCCATCGCTGTTTTTGAGAGAGTCGCGGAAAACGATTGGAGAGGGAACGGGCAAACCTTTGCGACCGCGGTCGACGCGGTTAGTTCACTTTGATTCCCTGCGGTGGAGCAGGTGTTCTACTGACTCCAGCCGCTTGAGAAGCAATTCCAAGAGCATGACAATCCGAAAAAGATTTTCGCCATTGTCTTTCTCGTAGCGGTTCCCCTCTTTGAGTGCTTCGACCCAATCCCGGATCGCCTGGCTATCGGCGATAGAGATACTCGGGACAATGACGTCCTTTGCCTCTTTGGGGAGGGGCAGCTTTTTGAAAAGACCTTGGTAGTAAGCAAACCCGGTGGCGATGAAGATCAGGATGCTCAAAACTGCTTGGAACCAAGGGGGCAACACAGAAAGCGACTGTGAAAAAGAATCGGTTGTTGCCTGCATTTATCTCATCTCTGCGTTATTTGGAAGCCGACGAAAGAGCGGCTCGTCCCATTCTGTAATCTACAGCGGTGCGGTGGCAGGTGATGATATCCCAAAGCAGAATCCAAGGGAAAACAGCGAGTCCCAACCCGGCGACGCCACTCGTCATGACCCCAACCGTGATTTGGGTCCAAATGAAGCACGAGATGAAGGATGAAAGTGAGCGAAGATGGTAAGTCGTGGGTACCCAAAAACCGTTGATGGTCAAAGCGATAAGCCTGAGAACACCGACCATGGTGCAAGCGATAGCCCAGGTTTGCTCAGTCGCGATCCGGGCCATCCCGATGTAGGCAGGGGAACTCGAAAAAGTTGATTCTGATCGGGCCAAGATCAACCCGATCGAAACCAACATACCTGCGAGCATCCACTCTGAAAAACGAGCGCCGAAATGTTTTTGGACGTGGAGGAAAAGCATTTCCAAGTTCCTTAGACTGTTTCGCTTCATATTCGCCCCGTTGCCCCGACCTGAAATCAATGCGGCGATGATAAGGCGCTTTCACCTTTAAGGAAAGCGTTATTTTGAGCCACAGTTTTGCGCTGCAACGTTCAAACGGTCCCACTCCGTCGCCAAAATCTCAGCACCTCGGCGATGCGCCGGTGGGACGGCCTCAAGCGCATCCGCCACCTGCCCCGATTGAGCGGGGGTCAGGTTCGATGGAGTTGGGCAAATAGCGCGCTGGATCGATTGCTCAGTTTTTGGGATTTGCGGAATCAGAGGCTGCGTGCTTGCGCAACTTGTCAATGACCCCGCCCAAATCACGAATAGCCACGTCATTCGCATCTTGAGCCTCTTCTATCTTTTGGATGACCTTGTCGATGTCGGATTCCCGTTTGACCTTGAAAATCTCCGCGACAAGCGCGGAGATCAATTGCACGGCAAGCTTGGCAAACCAGCTCATTTTGCCGCCGCCAGGCCGAGTTTTGCCATCAGCTTTTCGGCAAGATCCTGTGGTGTCAATCCGAATTTCTTCACGGCGTCGGGGGCCGCTTGGTTGACATAACTGATGGCGTCGCGGACAATTTCGCTACGAACATCGATCTCTTTTCCGGCTACCGAATCTTTGACCTTGGCAAGGATGAGCCCTGCTCCGTTGGTCAGTGCCGTCTGAAGAGCCTCGCGGTGACGGGCTTCGATATCGATACCTGTTTTTTGCTTGATCATAGCTGTGATCCAGCTGAGCAGCGCGGCGATCAGTACCGCGATTGCGCCGACCAGCATCTCGAGCCATGGGGCAAGAAGTTCGCCGACGTTGACCGAGGTGTTGTCCTGAGCAAATGCCACCACAGGGGCGAGCACGATGCTAGCGAAGATCGCGAAGACCACCAGCGCATAAATTTTGATAATGTTGGGCATTTCGTTCTCCTGTTAAAGCACGGCCGCCTGGACGTGCATCCAATCGTAGTTGCGAGCGCGGCCAAGGGAAAGCCAACCTTCCTCTTCCCACAGTCGCCAGAATTTTACGCAATCACCCTGCGCCAGGCGGGCTTTGTTGGCACCCCACTTCAATTGGTTCCGCTCAGGATCGAAGTCCCATGCGATTGCCCAAGAGTGCATAGACAGGGCCGACGAGCCCCGTGCTTTGCGTTCGTTATAGCAACCCCCAAATAAATCCAACCCAAGGGTGGCGCGTTGCGCCGGGGAATAGGCATCGGCGACACGTTCCAGCACGCGGCGCACACTGTCCGCTGTTTTTTCGTGAACGGTGGTCTTGGAGACTAGTTTTGTTTTGTCCCAAGCGATCCGCATAGGATACGGCAATTCGATCTGAGTGAGGTTCTCACCCGGGCGGCCGAACAACGAAGTCATTCTCCGCACATCGATTTGCCTAGGCCATTTCGTCACAACAGGGGCACGAACCTGGCTGTCCTCATCGTCGCGCCAGGTCTCAGGGGTCTTGTCACCTATGAGGCGAGCGCTAAAGACTTCGAACGCATGGCTGGTCTGAGGCCCCAACAAACCATCGGCCTTGCCTGTTTCAATTCCCGCCGCCTTGCAGACGAGCTGTTTCGCGGCAATCACCCGGCGCGCTTTCCCCCATGGAGCATAAGGCAATTTGTTTGCCGAGAGAAACAACCCTATCGCCTTATGCGAACCTGCCCCGAGTACACCGTCAAGAGCGCCTTTGTAGAAACCGGAGGTCTTTAAGGCTGCTTGCAAATCTTGGTCACGCATTCTAAATACCTTTGCGAGAGAGGGGCTCAGAGTTTTGTCACTGAGTAATTGCGACCAGCCAACCTGAAGTTTCCGCCCACCTTGCAGTTTTGCAGTGCGTTCGAAATCTTCAGAGAGCACTTCACCTTTCCCGATGCTGTTGAGAAAAGCAGCTCAGCGCCTGTCCCGAGAGTTCGGACATTCTCTTCGTGGACAGAGCACGCAGTGCCGGACGTATAGGCGAACACCCCCCGCCATTTTACAGGACGGTTCCCAACGCCTCCGACCAATGTGTCAATGAAGATTTCAGCGTCAACACACCGATAAGTCTCAAGGGTAGCTGGATTAAATTCGACTTCAAAGAGAGGGATTGTCCGCGTCCCTGAGCTTGTTGTGAATTCACGAATGGTGTACTCGCTGCAATTCACACCACTCTCCTCGACACTGTAATCAGTGCAGGTGTCCAGGTCGTAGGTGGCGGCGCTTGTCGAGTTGATGTTCCGGATTCGGAAATTCTTCATACGCCGCATCTTGACCGTTGAAACGGTCGTGCCATCAAACTGGCAGTTGGCGATCACGATGTTTTCGTTATATCGGCCCGCGCCACTCGGCCCTTCGATCAGAATGCCGTGTTGCCCATCAATGATTTGCAGCCCATGGAAAACTTGGTCACCTACGCCGCAATCCTGCGAGCCGTCACCCATCGCGATACCCGCGATTGCGGTCGACATGTTACCGCCTCTGAAATTGTTATGCGCCCCCGGCCCGCCCTTGAATTTAACGCCGTATTCTGTCCACCCGCTGTTGTACGGGATGTTGAGATTGTCGACTGTGATGTGGCCATAATTCGCGATTTGCTGGATGCCTTGCCAATCCACCATCGCGGGCTTATCGGCAAGGATCGCGTGCTTGACGTACCGCGCTGTCAAATCCTTGAACTCGAGGTTTGTCATTCCGTATTGCGGGTTTGCCTGCGTCGTTCTCAGACGAACGCCCGAACCGTTTACAGGCTTCGCACTTCCGGAATAGGAGAATTGAATTTTTTCGACGCCGCAAAAGTGCAGATCTCGTTCCGAGTAGTCGAAAATAAAAGCGTCAGTCTGGTTGGTGATAATCACCTCTGTAGAGAAGCGATGGTCCCCTGATATCATGCATCGGCTATAGTCAGAAACAGCCCCTTGTGAAATCATGAAGCGGCCACCAGGAACGGTAAACCCGCCATTTCCTGCACCAGCTGCCGCCGCGGCTGCGAAGGCCGCGTCATTTGCCGCGATGCTCGTTTCCGAGCCGTCGCCTACTGCGCCAAAGTCACTTACTGATGGGCGGGCCATGGTTGCTCCTAAGCGTAGGCGCGCACGGTCAGCGCCCAGTTAGTGTTGGTAAGGGCGGCATTTGCGCCAGTCGAGTTATGGTTGACGGCAAAAACAGATGCGTTTGAACCGAATTTTACGAAGATGGCGGTCGCCGAAGTGACGATTGTGCACCCGGTGTTACCTGTACTGAGGCCGCTTGGATAAATAGTGATGGGTGTGTTTACCGTGTAACCGAACTCGGCCGTCAGGCAAACAAGCTCAAGCACAATAACCTTAGGAAAAGCCCCCAGCCCATGGGTCAACGTAAGCGCACCGGCCGAGGTGATTGTCTGAGGGGTGCTAACGTAAGCTTTTGTGAAAGGCAAGGTGGGCACCACAGACAGGTCAACGTTGGCGTCTGGGAGCGTAACAGATCGGTCAGCGGTTAAGGCCGTCGTGTTGAACGTCAACGCACGAGGAGTTCCCGCCGCGTTGAAAAGCTTAAAGGTAGCTGCTGCAAATTGACCGTTTGCAATGGTTCGGGCAGTCGTAAAAATAGAACTAACAAGCCCTGCCAAAGTGCCCCTCTTTTGCACGGCGCCTGTCACATAAGCGAGCTCGTCGGTGTCCGTAAGAGTGTTATCCGAAGTGCCCGCCGACAGGAGCGCCGCTTTCGTGTCGAGTGCGGTCGCGAGCGTCGCCGCAAAGGCGGGGTCGTCACCGATGGCCGCGGCGAGTTTGTTCAAAGTGTCGAGATTCGCCGGCGCCCCATCAATGACGAGATCAATAATTTGCCCCACGGCCAGCTTGACCGTGGCATCGTCTTTCATAGCAGGGACAGCATGTGAGCGAGAAGCTGCGACGACAGGGTCAAGTGCGTCGATACGGATGCCCATTGTGAATCCTTCCGATTATGCCAACGCGATAACGCTGAGCTCGCCAGTGGGGGTACCCGTCATCACCTCACGGAAATCAGCCGTGACCCTAGCGGCAGACGAGTACCGTGACACGACCCGGTTTATGATCCGGTTCGTGTAGCCCTCCAGGCGGTACCCGGCGTCCGCTGGTGCCAATATGGTCCCTTCGAAAAAGGAGGTTGGAGTACGCGACCAGTTGGTGAGAAGCGTTGCATCGAATTGGCACTGGTCGTTCGAACCCGTCTTGGTGGCAACACCCGAGAAGGTTTGCGTTGCGCGGAACACCGCCTTATTTACAAGGTTCGTGATTGCCGGCACATTTGACGAATTTGTCTGAATGCGGGAAATCAAAACGTCATCGTAAGAGCTATCGAAAGCTGCGTTGCCTTCTCCTGCAAGAGTCGGGTTGTAGCCCAGATCGGCGAGATCTTTCAACGAAAAACCAGACGTTGGATTCCAACGAAGATGGTAGATCTTGCTTGCAACAGTCGCCAGATCTGTTTGGACGGTCGAGTAAGGGCGGATGCCCCTGTGCAGAATAGACGCGGCGGCAGGGATACGGATATTCCCTGTACCGAGGTCGGTGACAGGGATCACACCGTTGTTTGTCGTTACCTCGGCAAAGATCGGGAGACGGGCCTGCGCCAAGGGGAACGTGACGTAAGACGACGGGTCACCCCCACCAGTCGCACTGGAGATCAATTCCAAAATGGCCTGTAACACTGTGGTGTCATCGCCATCGGAACCCACGATGCCACCAGCATCCTGGATCGCTTTGAGCTCGGCCTCTATCCGTTGAAAAAGAAAATTGAACAGCTTGTGGTCAACTGCCCCGCATTGGAAGCCGTTGTTCTTCTCCAAAGTGGTTAGAGGGCGAGTGATCCCGCCGACGCTTGCGATAGGGGGGTCAAAATTTGCCATGTTGGCTCCTAGCAGGAATAAGGTTTGAAATCTTCACGACAAAGCCAATCGGCGTCCCTGTAAAGGGGACCTGTGATGATTTCCACGCCGTTTTCTGTTTCCAATGTAATGCCGTTTTCCGTCTCCAAGGCAAGCCCATCGGGTTCCCATTCTTCGCAGAAACCGCCCCAGCCTTCCCCAAAGCCAAAAATTTTAAAGGTGCCTAGATGCCACCTCAAGTTGACACCAGGCGCGATGGGCAGCACCCGGCCGTAAAGCTGTTTCAACCCTTCTTCAAAAGGCGAAAGTGCACGGAAAGGGGCGACCACAACTTCCCCGTGTCCGGAATCAAGTACACGGGCTTGTTCACCAAAAAACACCTGGAGGGCTTCTTCCAATGAGCTTTCGGCGTATTGCTTTTCGATCTGGAAAGCTCTCACTTTCAAAAACTTGCGGTACATTTCGTCATCTGTTATACAGATCTCTGAAATACCGTCAGCGACGCAATCCAACCACAGGGCACCTTCACAAAAGCCCAGGATCACCCGTCCATCGATGGTCGGCAAATCGCAGGCAAAACCAAAGGCGGGTTGCACATCGCAAACGCAGTGACAACGCGGAAAACCCATCCATTTCCCGATAATGGTCAGCTGGTCGCCGACCGCTGTGTCGAGATCAAAGAACGATGGAAGATTGCAGGTTGCGTTGATAATGTCCCAAAGCTGTTCCAGGTTGACCCGGATCATGTGCAACAACTTTGGGCTCTCACGATATTGGTTTATGACCTTATCGAGTTGCTTTTCCACAAAGGTGGTTTTGTCTTCACAAATCATGGCGCATCCGTGACCAGCAAATCATCAAGGGCGAGGGAGGCCCTTTCGATGAACCCAAAGACGACCGGTTCGTTTTGGGGAGACGCGATTGAATCTCTTGACCCTGTGAAAGAGATCACTTCGACATTTGCAAATTGGCTCTCCACAAGTTGCCTGATCTTATAAAAAGTCAGGTTTTCGCCATTTAGAAAATAAAGATTTTCTAAAATGAAAGTCTTGACAGCCAACAAGGAAGGGGGAGGGCAGCCGAGAGTGTCCCGGGATCGCTTTACAACGAGCTCCAAGGTCACGGGGACCGTGATCGGACGCAGTATCGGAAACGACCGGCAGCGCCCATCAATCAAGCTTTCGGCTGATGCGTTTCCAAAAAGGGTCACGCCTGGTGCAACGTAGGCACGCAAGACTTGCCCAATTTCGGCGAGATCCCCGCCTGTTATCGCAACGCACATTGCTTCGTTTTGCGGCAGCTCATCGGTGTCTTCGCGGGTCCACACTTGGAAATAAGTGACGCCCGGGATAACGCCTAGCGCTCTTTCAATATCCTGCAAATCGATCCGGGCACGTCCTTCGTTGGTCATCGCTTTTCGATAATCGGTATCGCTTTCGCCTGCGATCCTGACGATCCGACGAATCTTCCCGAGCATGTCGAGACGCAGGTTCTCTGCCTGGTCAGGGTCTAGCGATTGATAAATTTCTTGCGCAAGCTCCCAAAGCTGTGAGCTTGCATCCGAATAAACGCCGTTAAGTTGTCCTGCCGGGCTTTGGGCGGTTTGAACGAAATCCGGGCCGAACTCGGTAATCAAACCGTTCTCGATCTCAGCCAAGACGACAGTTAGCGGTTTTCTGTTAAACCCTTCCGGGATGACCCCATAGTCAGCCATTGATAAGGACCACCCCTTCGTAAATGGTTTGCACTTTAATCCGTTTGACGAGAAGATTCCGGGTAACGGAATCCAAAGACACGTTGAAATCTTCGATACCTGTCACCCCTGAGGTGTCGAAGATTTGTTCTTTTATGATCGCCTCTGCCATGATCGGGTCATATTTCTTTTGGAAGATTTCATCAATCCACGGAACCCCCGCCGAGGTGTCAAGAAACCATTCACCCGCGAACGTTTTCAACCTTTGCCGGCAATGCTGACCCACGGCCTGCGCGCCTTGGACGACCGCGAGATTCCCGCTCGCATCGAGAAAAAGATCGTTGGTGGTTTGATCGATGGCCAAAGCGAAATGGGTCATTAAAGTGCCATAGCCCTCAGTTTTGCGGCGATCTCGGTATATTGCGCTTTGTGTTGAAGCTCGTGACCGGAACCCGCCGATGAACCGTAGTTGATTTTCAACGTGTCGGCGGCCAGGAGCTCGACCACTGTTGCGAGCAGATCATAAATGTTCCCCTCGGCGCCGTCAATGCGGATTTTGCCATCAGAGCTCCCTTTGATCCCATAAGACCCTTGAGGGTCAAATCGAACGTGGGCGTTCTCGGCATCAAAATTTGGGATCGGGTCATTAAGGCTCGCGCCTCCATCCAAGAAGGCCTCCATGTCGGCAAGGCTGAACGAGCGTGAATCTGGGGCGGCCCCCTCTCCATCAGTGTGATAATTTTCGGTGGAGCGCATCTGAGGACGAAGCGAAACAGTGTCGCCCGCCTGGATCGGAAAAGTCATCGCGCCTTTTCCAGCCCTTTGAAAACGGACAGGGACCTCCAAAAGTTGGGGCATGTCGATTTGTCTTCCGTTAAAGGTCGGACGGTAAAGAGGCTGCACAGTCGCCGTTTGCTTGGCAGGATCGAAGTTCACGATCTTGCCTTTTATCTCGCCCCAAATGGATTGCCGTTCGGCGAGTGCCTTTGAGCCAATAACGTCGTCGTCCCAATTTGTTGTTTTGCCTTGCCTCCCTACCACAGGATCACCCTTTCCATTTACCTTCGTCCACTTTGCCGTTTTTGATCGCTTCGCCTGTGAACGAAACGGTAAAATCTCCGTCTCTGTTATCACCGGCGTAGGTGCAATCGCCTACCCTGAATTGCTTGTTCTCGCTGTTCATCTCAAGGGTTTCGCTTTCGATTTGAACTCGCCGGCCTGGCCGGATCTCAGGATTGATTAGGGCGCGAGCCTTCACCCCGTTGTCGGTAAGGGCGGGGGTATCGACCAGCCCGGTCTGAGGTGAAAGCAACACAACGCCCCCGACATATCCATCACCTGGGATCACTTCCAATGTCCCGTTTTGTATCGACCAATAGAAATCTTTGGTTCGGCTCAACGTGTCCATCTCGGTCTTACAAGCGCCGCAAACGGCGTAAGGTCTTTTGAAAGGTTGCACGGTGTCAGGCAATTTGATTTCGCCTCTCGAGATTCCTTCCTTCTCGAGCTCACCGGCAATGTCATCCAGCACCGTTTTGACTTCCGTCCCAGCCGGGTAGGATTTGGAAATCACCGCGTTGCGAAAGGCTTTATCCCCTTCACCGCAAGTCATGCTTGTAACGATATCGTTGCCCTCCCGGCGGTGTTCAATATCTCGCATCTGCCCTTTGAAGATTATTCCTACGTTGTTTCCCCCACCCGGCGGCATGTAACCCGCCTCAAGGGTAACGTCGTCAAGCTCTTTACCTAAGGCGAGACGGGTCTCGGGGCCAAGATTCCAAATTCGGATCTCGCCGTTGTTCTGTGTTGAGCTGATCCCTTTGGATATAGAAAATGCAATCTTTAGCTCGTGCGTTTGAATGCCGCCCGGGTTCAGGACGATTCCCCCGGCCGTCAGCCTGACCTTTCGAAGAAAAAGTTCCATTAGCCTGCCTTTGCCGCTTCAATCTCTTCGTCACTCACCCAATAGAGGCGAACCAACCTGGCTGGCAATGCGTCTCGAGTGGGCAGGGCGTCACCTGTGGTAGAGATCGCAAACAACTGACCTATCCCGAAATCTCGGGTCCCCAAAAGATTGATCCCCAGGACGACACGCTTACCCATCAGGACAGGCAGATCATCAATTGAAAGATCAAAGTTCCACCTGTCTGACACGCTGTTGTAACGGAATCTGAATGTCACCCGCCTGTTGTTTAAAATTGTTCCGAATTGCTGGTCGGCAGCATCGATAAGGACGAGCTCTTTCATTTAAAGCATCCTTTGCAAAAGGGATCGGTTTTCGGCAGGGGTCACAGTTTTCTCTGCGATATCTCCGCGCATCGTTGTCCCTGCCGCACGGTCCCCCGTTACCTTATCGCCAGCCCGTTCGGCGGAAGGTCTTGCGGCGCGTGTGCTTTTTTCGCCGCCTGGTTTGCCGTCGCTTTGGGTTTCGTTGCCTTCGCCCTCGGAGGAGGTGTAGGCGGTTGAAACAATGATGATTTCTTGTAGTTCAACTGTCCCACTCAGAACGTTTGCAAATTTGGCATCCCGGTCGGCAGAGATGCTTTTTATCACCATGTTCTTGTAAATCTTTAAACCGGAAACGGTTGTGAAAGGCACACGACTTTCTTGAAGACGAACAAGCGCGGCGTAGGTCAGCGCGGCGTTTTCATCACCGATCTCAAGCGTCAATCGTTTGGGTTCCACGTAAGCATGATCCGTCACTTTCGCGCCGGTTTCGATTGGCTGCTCTGTGACCCCCAGTGTCGAGCTGTGTCGCTCCCTTATCACCACAGAGATCGGGACCGCCCCTATCAGTTTCGAAATAGCAATAGCGCTCATTACCAAGCTCCCCCACCGCCGCCGTTTTGAATTCTTGAAGGCGCGGCTGCCTTGCCTACCGCCTGACCTACCGCCTGGCCAATGGCGCCCGGTGCGGCGCTTGGCTGTTGGACATTCATGGTGATAGGCGCGTTTACTGTTGTTGTGTTGTTCTGGGTCCGGTTATCGTTGACCGCACCTGTTTGCCCGTTGGCGATCTTACCCGCGTTGCCCGCCGCGTTATTGAGCATCCCGCCAATCGCTGTGCCTGCCTTGGAGGCGTTGTTGGCGATCTGCCAGCCTTCCGGCATGAGGCTCGCGACGAAAGCCCGGATGGCCCCCGCCGACGCCTGCAACCCGGCCAAGATCCCATCCCCTATCATCTTGCCAAGCGCAGAGAAATCGGTCTCGTTCCAAAGCTTTACGAGGTCGTCCCAGAAGTACGCGACGAGCGCCGCCGCGACCCCTGCCAAAATCACAGCCCAGCCGACCGGCGTTGCCAACAGGGCAAAGGCCGCGGCCATGCCTGAGCCCACCGCGGTGCTCAACGTCGCGAGTCCTGCAATGATCGCGGGGCCTAGGGCGAACACCAACGCCCCTATCAATTTGCCCACGAGAACGGCGATTGTTGACGGGGAAATGACAAAGGCGAGGGCGAGCCCGGCGGCAACAGCGGCGCCGAGCCCCATGATAGCGTTTTCGACCTCTTTTGTTCCCGGGATGATGTCTCGGAGCCATTGGATAAAGTTACCAATGACGCTCTCCCCACCTTCAAGATAGGTGAGAAAATCGTCCACGGCGAGCGCGAGCGCGCCTATCACGAAAAGCAGCGGGAATGCCTTGAGCATCATCAGGCCGAAGATCACACCGATCATTTTGATCGTAGGTTCCAGCTCTTCAAAATTCTCGCTCAAGAATTTGATATGCTTGCCGAGCCGATCCATCACGGCCCCGACTGCGTTGGCGACCGTGATAAAGGCAAAGCTCAACTGTTGAGCAATCTTGTCCAGCGTACCGTCATCCTCCCACCGTTTGAGGATATCGAGCAGGTCGGCGAGTTTGTTCTTCACAACGTCAAAGAAGCCGGCGTCGCCGATCTTCTTTTGAAACCCTGTCCAGGTGTCGCCGAGGTTGGACCACATGCCCCGCCACGTTTTCGATTGGCGAACCATCGCGCCGCCAAACTTCTTTTCCCAGACGTCGTAAAGGAATTTGGTGACCTCGGTCGATGTCTTCTTGACCGACTTGCTCATCGCTTTGCCGTTCTCGGTCCACGAGAACGTGACTTTGTCACCCGCCTGTGACGCAACGATGCCGAGTTCTCGCAAGCGCTCAAACTGGAACGTTGACGCATCCGCAACCGCCTCGACAACCTGGTCCAGCGACTTGCCCATGCCGGCCGCGGTGTCGCCCATTTGGGTCATCGAACCGTCCATGGGATCGAGACCGTAAGAGCGCAGCTTGACAAACGCCCGGGTCAGCTCATCGACTTCGAACGGGGTCGTTTTTGCAAATTCGGTCACCCACGAGAG